CTGGAAATCAGTTTAAGATGAGAATAGACGTTGAAAGTGAGTATAAAATTGGGAGCAACTGGGCCGAATGCCACTAAGGTCTGTAAGATTTGTGGTCAAGAAAAATCTATTACTGAGTTTGGTGCTAATGGGACTTGGACTAGACCTGAATGTAAACCCTGCTTTAACTACAGGCAGAGTCTTTATATAAAACTACGTAAAGGACAGACAACACCTGAGCCTGGAACTCCTTGTGAGTGTTGTGGTGATAGTACTTCTACTCTTAACTGGGATCATGACCATGAAACTGGTGAACATAGAGGATGGATATGTAGTAACTGCAATACAGGTATAGGGAAACTAGGTGACAATGTAGAAGGTGTCCTACAGGGTCTAACTTATTTAGTAAAAGCAGGTAAGGTATCCAAAGATAAAATGGATACCGATGGAGCGACCTGAGCCTAAGCTCTCCTTACAAGACTATAAAGAAGATGCCATAGCACGTTGGCAGCTACATCTTTATGAATGGGATTCTCTGGTAAAAGACTGTAAATGGATGTATGAATACTTAAAACCTAAAGCTAAGAAAGTAGTCGAATACTGTAAGGAGTCTTACAACAGGGCTTTTAATAATGATTAGGCTTCTTGTTGACGCAGATATGCTGCTCTTTCAAGCAGTCAAAAGCTGTGAAGTAGAAATCGAATGGATGCCTGACGTTATCACTACACATTTACCTTTAAGAGAGGTGAATTTGTTATTTGATGATCTGTTAAATGTAAAGAAACGTCATGCAGAAGCTGAAGAGGTTATACTTTGTTGGACTTCTCCTGATAATTTTCGCAATAAAGTTGATCCTTCTTATAAAGCTAATAGAAGAGCTACTAATCACAGACTTAAACCAGTTGGCTTTAAAGAAGCTAGAAGAAGGATGGAGAACGCCTACAATTCAGAATGTTGGTATAGGTTAGAAGCAGACGATGTACTAGGAATCCTACAAACACGTGATTTGGGTACGGATACTGTTATATGGTCTGGCGATAAAGATCTTAAGCAAATACCTGGATTTCACCTTGATGATGATGGAACTATTCAAACCATTACTGAGCCAGAGGCTGATGTGTTCTTCTATAGGCAAATACTTATTGGCGACGCAGTTGACGGTTTTGGGGGCTGCCCTTCTATTGGCCCAAAAACAGCAGAAAAACTCATACCTCTTAAAGCATTCACGCCTGCCACCGCATGGCGAACTGTAGTTAACACCTACAAAAAGAAGGGTCTAAGTGAACAGCAAGCTTTAGTACAAGCTAGGCTTGCTCGTATTCTTAGGTCTACTGAGTACACCTATGATGACATTTCACTATGGACCCCACCAATCCCAGTTACTACGGACACGACCAAGCCGTAGTTGAATGTATTGACTACATAGAGAGTCATGCTTTCGATTTTCTTGAGGGAAACATAATAAAATATGTAACCCGTTATGAAGACAAGAATGGTTTAGAGGATCTTAAGAAGGCTTCTTGGTATCTAAATCGTTTAATTAAACGTGAAGAGTCCAAAATGAAACCTCACGATGTATCCTTGTACAAGTCCCTATTAGAATCTGATGAGCCTGACCTCAGAGAGTACAAATGCAGACATGGTAAAGACATGGATGCGATTGGCTGGACAACTTAGTGCTGAGGATCATAAAAATCATGGTTCTGTCTACCAGGAACAGCAGTTAAGTTTTGTTGAGGAAGAGTTCTATGAACTTCTTCATGCCTTTAACCATGAAGGCCGTGAGCAAACTATTAAAGAGGCCATTGATTTAATATGGACTGCTTATGGATTTATACACTTATTAGGTGTAGATCCTAACGAAGCTTTTGAGCGTATTTACGCTTCCAATCAAACCAAAATTCCTTTTGAATTTAAAGATGGCAAAGTTCAAAAAGGTAAAAATTACGTACCACCTTATTTAGGGGATCTATGAAACTCAAGGAACCACCATCTCTACTAGAACAATTCACACCATCTCTAGCTGTTACAGGTAGGGTCGAAACTTGGTTGAAAGAACCAACAAGACGCTACCCACAGTCATGCACTGTATTCGTTGTGGAAGATACAATGGATGAGCATGAGGATGGTATTGAAGCCAGCTTCTTGTTTGCTTCTAAAGCATTACGCTATGGGGCAGGTGTTGCTATTCACTTAAGTAAGTTACGTCCTAAAGGTACTAAGAATAAGCATGGGATGATTGCCTCAGGGCCATGCGGATTCATGGAGATCTATAGCAAGTTCAATGAAGTTCTACGCAGGGGCGGCACATACCGTAACGGTGCAATTTGCTGTCATTGCGACTGGGAGCATGATGATATTATTGACTTCATTAACTATGACCGTGGACGTATTCCTTGGGTTAAGCGTTGCGTAAATGTTGATCACGACGTAATTAACAAACCAACTGTTTTAAAAGCCATCATGGATGGTGCAAGTAAAGGAGACATTTGGATTGTTAAGAAGCAATACGACAGTGAAGGTGAAAGAATTTATCACAATGTATGTCAAGAGATTTTAATTAAGTCCAGGGATACCTGCCTCTTAAGTCATATAAATTTGGCTGGTACTAAAGCTGTTAGTGAAATACCTAGTGCTTTTGTTCATGGTATGGAGTTTCTATGTGCGCTTTACCAGCAAACAGGTGTTGAATCATCAGGGATCTACCAGAGAAAAGATAAGCAAGTAGGTTTAGGTGTTCTAGGTTTATCTAATCTTTTAGCTATTGAGGGTGTATCTTATAAAGCTTTTGTATCAGCTCTTAGGTATAGAAATCTACATCCAACACAGGAACCTCCTGCGGGTATAACTATGGCTCATGCAATAGTTGTTGCTTTGGAGGTTGGGTATAAGGAAGCAGCTAAAGTTGCTAAACGTTACGGAATGTCTAGAGCATTCACCATAGCTCCTACTGCCTCCTGTGCTTATCGCTATAAGGATAGAGATGGTTACACAACCTCACCTGAAATAGCACCTCCAATAAGCAGAGAAATAGATCGTGATAGTTCTACTCTTGGTGTTCAAAGTTATCAGTTCCATCCAAAGTGTGAGATTGCACAAGAAGTAGGTTGGGATACTTTCTTTGAATTAAATGCTGAATGGCAAGTAATGATGGACAAGACTCACATGGCCCACGCAATTTCTATGAATTGGTGGTCAGATATGGTAAAAATGGATAGACATTTTATGGCTAGATGGTTAAATTCACCGCTAAAAAGTCTATACTATTCTTTACAGGTACAACCAGATACGCAAGATAAAACAGATGTGTATTCAGCCTTAGGCGATACCGATGTTGATGAGTATCTGAGTGAAATACTTAGCGAAACAGCAGCCCCTACTTGCGATTGTGCAGAATGATGAGAAAGCATCCATACCAACAGCTTCTTGAAAGGAAGAGAACTTGGACACCTGTAAAGGTGACCAAAGGAAAGGTCAAAGAAGGAGCAGAAGAGACACTTAAACGTGCTCTAGCTATAAGGCATCTTGAATTACCAGTAGGAGAGTTCATCAACTCAGCTATTGATGATATTCCTGTACTAGCTAGAGAGCTTTTAATTTCTAATGTGGCTGATGAAGACAAGCATGACATCGCTCTTAACTACATCGCTACAGCTCATGGTGTAGATGAGAAAGCTGAGGCTGAAGCTCATAGACTTCAAGCAGCTTGGAATGCTCATCCTGATCACACAGTTTTAAAGGCAGTTGTAATAGAAAAAGCAATCTTTTTTGTGTTACTTCCTTTCTTCAGATTCAATGGAGACACTGGGATGAGGGTTACATCAGCGGATATCAGCCGTGATGAAACTGTTCACGTAGGATCTCATAGTCTTGTATGTAAAGAGAAGGGTTGGACTCCTAGTCCATCTTTAGATAAACTAAGGAAAGCAACAATTAACTGGGTATTACAGCCTTTAGGTAATTCTGAAGACCGTTATCTTAACAAGCAGTTCTGGCTAGATCAGAGTGATAATCTGATGTATGCTGGAAAGGCGGAGGGTCTTTCTGATACTCGAAGAGCTAGAATGCCTGCGTTTTTTGAAACAAGCAATCAGGATTTACCTAGCTATGCGTAACAAAAACTGGTTTGATAGATTATTTAATCCTTATGACTTTGCTTATGCTTACGCAGAGGTAGACGATTTCCATGAAAAGGAAGAGGAAGAAGTAGATCTAGCAAAAACTTTCTTTGAATGGAGAATTGGTAGATTCTTTAGAAACGTAGTAAGAACTGTTACTAAGCCTATTAGAGATATAACAGGTCAAACTAGAAGAGAGAACGAAGCTAGAAGGGAAGCAGAGAAAGAAATAGCTCAAGCTAGGGCATCTCAAGCAGAGTTTGACAAAGTAACTAAAGAAACTGAAGCTAACATAGCTTCACGTAAGTCTGCTTATGAAACACAAAGAAAAGAAGGAGAAGCTCAAGTTTCATCTGCTAGAGGTGCTCAAACAGCAGCCGCTGAAGCAGCCTCTAAAGCTCAAATAGAAGGTAAGCGTAACGTTGCTTATGCAACTAAACAGACTCAAGCAACTAAGTCCAGACTACAATCTGAGAAAATAGCTAAAGCTACTAAAGATGCAGCAGCAGCTAAGAAAGCTCTTCAAAATCAGAAGACAGCTAAAGCTCCAGGTGTGTCTGGAACAGTAGTTAAAGCTATCGGTGGTTTAGGTGGTACTGGTAAAACTGGTTCTGCTAAAGGCAAGACTAAAGGTGTAAAAGATAAACCAGGTAAGTTACTTATCGGTTAAATGACACCGTTCATACCTGAGGATATAATCAAATATCTAGAAGAGACCTATCCAGATAAGGCTCCAGATATTAGTATGGAAGAGAAACTTATTTGGTTTACTGCTGGACAGGTGGCGGTTGTACGTCATTTGAAAGATCAGTTTAAACTACAAGAAGAAACTAAGTACAACTGAGGGCTATAAATGGTCGTAATTACAGGCACTATGATCGCTGGCGGTTTAATCGCTGGTGCATCTATATACCAATCAAGAGTAGCGGCATCTAACGCTAGAAAAGCTGCGGCTGCTTCAAGAGAACGTACAGCCCAAGCTAGAGCCTCAGCCCAAGCTCAAATTGCTCAGATGCAACAAGATGCTGCACAAAGAGCTAAACAATTCCAAACACAGATTGAAACAAGTAGAGCAGCTACAGCAGCTTCAGTAACAGCAGCAGAACAGGCTACACAACAATCTAGATTGCAAATGCAACAACAGCAGGCGCAGTCAAACCTAATGATTCACCAACAACAGCTACAATCTGCTATAGCTAGACAACAGAAAGGATCTCCTGTGGGTAAAACTAGGCGAACAGCTAAACGTGGTACTCCTGAAAGTATGCGTACTAAGTTGAGTATTGATTCAGGTTTAGGAACTGGAGGTACTGGAGATACGGCTGGTAGTTCTGCTACAGGATTAGGAACAAATGTATAAAGGTACTGCTGAATCCAGGTATAGATATCTAGAACCTGAGAAGAGTTTATATTTAGATCGTGCTATTGAGTGTAGTAAATATACACTACCTACTCTTATAACTGATAACGATAGGAGTTCAGGTAAACAGGTCTATAACAAAATAACTACAACATTTCAAGGCTTGGGAGCCAGAGGTGTTAATAACTTAGCAGCTAAACTTTTAATTGCACTTCTACCACCAAACCAAGCATTTTTTAGGCTATCTGTAGATGATATAAAACTACAAAAAGAATTAGATAACTTTAAAGATCTGCAATCTGAATTTGAACAGCAGCTCTCCTTAATGGAACGTGCAGTGATGCGTAACATTGAAGAGTCTGGAGATCGTACTGCACTCTTTGAAGCTTTAAAACATTTAATAATTGGTGGTAATGCTTTACTTTATGTAACAGAAAAAGGAACTAGAGTATATCCTCTTAAATCTTTTGTACTTAATAGAGATCCAGAAGGAAATATCCTTGAGGTTGTTGTTAGAGAAGAGATTAACCCTGAAGTATTACCTGAAGGTTTAGCACCTAAGAATCAAGATGGTAATCTTTTAGATAAATCAGTCTTCTTATATACCTATATTGATTGGGATTACGATAAGAATAGATGTAAGTGGCATCAAGAAGCTTACGGAAAGAGAATAGGTAAGCAAGGTTCAGTACCTATAGAGAAAGCCCCTTGGATTCCTTTGAGGCTTTACCGTGTAGCACATGAAGCCTACGGACGTAGCTTTTGTGAAGAGCTGCTAGGCGATCTCAAGTCTTTAGAGTATCTCTCAAAAGCAATAGTCGAAGGTTCAGCCGCTGCAGCTAAAATAATTTTCTTATGTAATCCAAATGGAACTACACGACCCGATAGTTTGGCTAGAGCTGCTAATGGTAGCATTGTGGCTGGTAATCCTAACGATGTAGCACCCCTGCAAATGAATAAGCAGGCGGACCTCACGGTTGCCTTGAATACTATTGCAAGAATTGAACAGAGATTAAGTTTTGCTTTCTTACTTAATAGTGCCATCCAAGCTGGTGCTCAAGGAAGGGACCGTGTTACTGCGGAAGAGATCAGAATGGTTGCCCAGGAATTGGAGGCTGGGTTGGGAGGGGTTTATTCCATACTCTCTGTAGAACTACAACTACCTTTAGTTCATAGAAAGATGGCCCTTATGGAGAAGGGTGGCAGTCTTCCTAAATTACCTAAAGGAGTAGTAACTCCTCGTATTACGACAGGTCTTGATGCTCTTGGTAGAGGTAATGATAAAGCTAAGTTGATTGAATTTATAACAACGTTATCTCAAACTATTGGTCCAGAAGGTATGACTAAGTTTGTAAATAATAGAGAATTAATAATTAGGTTGGCAGCTTCTGATGGTTTAGATACTCACAAATTAATCAAGTCAGATGAGCAACTAATGGAAGAAGAGCAGCAATCAGCTATGATGATGCAACAACAAGCTGCAGCGCAAGATCCTAACAATGATCCTGCGAAACAAGCTCAATTACTCCAAGCTGAAAATGACGCTCTCAGGACAGACCAAGAAGCCCCAGAAGGTGGCCCCTAAAACAGAAGTTGACATTAAACCACCTGTTAAGGAAGAGCCTAAAACTCAGTTAGATGTTCTCATAGAACGACTAAAGGAAGAGAAACCTCAGACTTATGATGTGTATTTAAATGCTGTTAAAGCTAAAAAAAGCGTTAGCATTTATCCTGACTTATCAATTCGTATCGGCTAACTATGGAGATTAACACTGCTGGTGGGGCATTTCCTACCGAAACTCCTGCTTACAATGAACAAGACCAAGCCATTCTTGATGGTAAAGAACCTCAAGAAGAAGGTCAGGAAGAACTTATCGGTGGTAAGTTTAAATCCGCTGATGATCTTTTACAGGCTTACCAGGAACTTGAAAAGAAACTTGGTAGCCAAGATAGAACTGAGGAAGTACCGCAAGATACGCAGTATGAATCAGAGGATCAAGACGTTCAAACAGGAGACATTGTAGGTGGTGTTGAACAACAACCTCTTAGTGAAGCTGATGAAAATTCCATTATAGAAAGCATAGGAGGTGATGAAGGTTTAGAAGCGTTAGGTAAATGGGCACAAGATAATTTAGATCCTAAGGAGATCCAGGTTTATAACTCAGAGGTTAATAGTGGAGACTTTACTAGAGCTAGGAATGCTTTACAGTCCATGTATTTTGCTATGCAACAGCAAGAAGGCTATGAACCATCATTAGTAGATGGTCGTTTATCTGGACAATCTACTGATATATATCGTTCAGTTCAGGAAGTAGAAGCTGCTATGAATGATCCACGTTACCTACACGACACTGCTTATACAAGAGATGTAGAAGAGAAGATCAGTAGATCAGACGTACTAACACCTAGATATTAGGCTAATATTAAATAAGCTTATGTAAGAATTGTTGCCTCTGAGGAGATAACAGCAGTTGTGTCGTGAGCGTTTTTAACATTTAATCAATCAAATCGATGCCAGATTTTTCGAGCATCTCTAGGTTAGGTGGCATTAATGGCGTTCAATATAACGCTAACTCTGCCGCTGGTAA